GTCGGATCAAGAGGGGGAGCAAGGTGAAGTTGGTGAAGAAGGCGTTTGACCGGCCTAAGGATTTGAAGGGGGTGGAGAAATGAACCGATACCGGGTTGTTCCGATGGATGAGAGTTGTGCGATTGAGTTTTCTGCTGACGGATTTGATGTTGAGAACGGGTATGTGGTGTTTTACCGGCGGGTTGAGAAGAAGGTTGATGAACTGAGTGTGGTGGTTCATCGTCAGGAATTGAGTGCGTTTTATCATCCGAAGTCTGTGAAATTGGTGGAGGACGATCATGTTGCAGGTTGAAAAGGCGGAGAATGGGTATATAGTTTCTGATGTCAAGAAGACATGGGTCTTCAATGAATACGTTGAGTTGGCCCGATTCATTCGGATGTGGTTAGGTGGGAAAGATGAAGGACAAGGAAATGGCGCTGGAGTGGGTAAAGTTGTGGAAGAACTTGTTTACGGACTTCGAGAAGGACAAGTTGTTGAAGTTGCTGGAAAGTCGGACTGATGCCGCGTCGGTTGATGCGGTTAACTTAATCAAGAAGGAGAAGTAAGATGGCGATGCATCCTGGTACTGGTGTCAAGAGCAAGAGTTCTAACAGCAAGAAGGCTGAGATTGCCAAGAAGAAGGCGGGGACTCAGGCGCTTCCTTCGGCATCGAAGGTGGTGTCGAAGAACAAGAACGCCAGCAAGACGAAGTAAGGCTGACCGGTGGCGGAAGTCGAATTTAGCGCGAAGCAGTTCTGGAAGTTTTGCGAGCACTTGTACATCGACGGTAAGGAGACAGGCATCAAGTCTCTGTCGTATAAGAATTCGTTGGGAACGCAGCGCCACTTCATAAGAGAAGTAGAGAAAGGGCTTAAAGAGGGTATTCACACCTACATAGTTCTAAAGGGGCGGCAGTTAGGTTTGACTACAATCTCTTTGGCCCTCGATCTTTATTGGCAGTTCAAGCATCCGGGGATGCAGGGTTCGTTGGTCAGTCATACGGAGGAAGGGAGAGAGTTCTTTCGGACGAATCTGACGACTTACATGGATCGTTTGCCTCCTCAGTACAAGATTCCGGTGAAGGCGCATAACCGGACGCAGCTGGTTCTCAAAAACAACTCTCGATTGACTTATCAGGTTGCGGGGACGCGGAAGAACCCGAACCTTGGGAAGGGTCAGGCGCTGACGTTTATGCATGCCACGGAGGTTGCGAGCTGGGGCGATCCGGAGGGACTTGCTTCTCTACAGGCTTCATTAGCTCAAAAGAACCCCAATCGGCTGTACATCTATGAATCTACGGCGCAGGGGTTCAATATGTTCTACGAGATGTGGGACTCCGCGAAGGCTGCTCGATTCCAGAAGGCTATCTTTATTGGCTGGTGGTTAAAGGAGGACTATGCCTTCCCGAAGGGGAGTCCTCAGTACGAGACTTATTGGGACGGGAAGTTCACGACTGACGAGAAGGAATGGGTTCGGTCTGTGAAGAAGATGTACGGACATGACATCACGCCGGAGCAGATTTCCTGGTGGAGATGGATGTTATTGGAAGAAGTCCGGGACGATATGTTGATGTTTCAGGACTTTCCCCCGACGGAGACTCACGCTTTTATTCTGAGCGGGAGTAATTTCTTCAGTTCAGAGAAGTGTACGGACGCGATGAAGGAGGCGAAGAAGGCTTCTTTCACGCCGTACCGGTTTGTTTTGGGGGAGAACTTTGAGGACACGGAGTTAAAGGAAAGCCATGAACGGTTCTCAAACCTCAAGATTTGGGAGTATCCAAAGGATAACGGTCATTACGTTATTGGTGCTGATCCTGCTTATGGATCATCTGAGTGGGCGGATCGGTTCTGTGTTTCGGTCTGGCGTTGCTATTCTGACGGGCTGGAGCAGGTGGCGGAGTTTTGCACTGCTGACTGTAATACTTATCAGTTCGCTTGGGTTGTATGCTACCTCGCAGGTGCTTACAAGAATACGATGGTCAACCTTGAAATCAACGGCCCAGGTCAAGCCGTCTGGAATGAAATGCAGAACCTCAAGCGGATTGCAGCCACCATGCGCGACACGGTTTCGGCGGGGATTTATAACGTAGTGGCGAACATCCAGAACTATCTCTACAAGCGCCCTGACTCGATTGGCGGGGGGTTTGTGTATCACTATAAGACGACGTGGGATACGAAGGAACGGATGCTGAATTTCATGAAGGACAACTTTGAACGCGGTATGATGAAAGTGCATTCAGAGGGGTTATTGGATGAGATGAGGATTATCGTCCGTGAGGACGGGAGTATTGCCGCGAGCGGTCGGGGTAAGGATGACCGGGTGATTGCTGCTGCTTTGGCGGGGATTGCCTGGGGTGACTTTATTCGGATGCGCCTGGTTCAAGCGGGTGAGTCGAGGGGGTTAGCGGCGGCGAGAGAGGGCGCGAAGGACTTCAAGATGGAGGCGGCGCAATCGGCTGTTGCGGGATATCTCAGAAAGATTGGGGTGAGTTGATGATGAGCGTGACTGAGATGCGGGAGTTTTTACTTCTGCTGAAGAATGAGCCTTCGACGTGTGCAAAGCATTTTCCAATCAGTTTGTTGTATGAAATAACTCAGATCCCGCCTCACCGGCTGATTGAGTTCAGGAATGGCAAGGCGAATTTTGGCAGAACCCGGTTGATGAGGTTGAATAATGCCTTGATCAAGATCAAATCGGGGCAATACACGTTTCGGGCTGAACCGTTTAGGTCTTTGTGGCGATATGTATTAATAGAGGTTCCGGAAACGGATCGAAAAGCCCTCTTTACGGGCAGAATTGTGTTCAATGGAACTGCATCAAAAATGGTCATTAAACAGGTTAAACCATTGAATTCTATGCCAACTTTCATGGATGTATTCACTAAAAACATCAAACCGACTCTCCCGAGTCAATTTAAGGTGAGCAAATGATACTGCGCGACTGGGAATGTTTGGCCCACGGCTTCTTTGAGAGCGGAGAAGAGGCCCCGAAATGTCCGAAAGGGTGTTCTAAGTCCATGATTCGGATAGCACATCTGAAAGCTCCCGGTATCGGGACGGATCGGACGAAGGGGATTGATTCCACGATGAGGAACCTTGCAAACGACTTCGGGCTGACCGATGTGAATACGAGAGGGGGGGATTCCGTTAAGGAAAACCTGAAGAGAACGGAAGTGGGTGACCCGACGAAACAATTAATGGACAGAATGGGTGGCCCGTGGCAAAGTCTTGATAAGAATCGAAATGCTTTACAGGCTTTGAGCGGAATGGGGGTTCAAGGCGGGAACACGTTGGATTCAGTCAAGCCATTGCTGAACCAGCCTAAACCACAGGTGGTGGCGAGATATGATGGGAAAATCGAGTGAAAATTCCAAACGACGATTCCGAACGGGAAGCGTTTTATTCCGAACTGGTCAGTAACTGCCTTGTTTCTCAGAATGACCGTAAGGCTTCTTACGAAATTCTCCGTTATTACTACCTGTTCGGCTGTGATCCTTCCGCGAACCAGGCTGAATTCAACAAGATTCAGTCGAGCATTGACTTGCTGTCGAGCTTTCTTTACGCCTCCGAAACGACCAAATTCACCATTAATCTCGGCCCGGAAGTCCATGAGTCCGAGTTTGGCAAACTCAATAAACTCGGTGAAGCCATTAATGGTGAGTGGTTCGACTCTAACGCGGACGTTATTGCGGGTCAGGCGGTTATATGGGCGCTTGTCTACAATACGGCGTTCGTCAAACTGGTTGTTCAGTCCGAACCGGGATTCTCCATCCTTCCCTTTATGGTTGAACCTCATCAGATTGGGGTTCTGAGAGAGGATGTCCCTTTCCTTGACCGTCAGGAAGCGATTGTCCAGTGCTATGACATCACCCGGTCTGAGTTGGAACGGATTCTTGAGAATCACCCCAATAAGGAGAACATTCTTTACCGGGTGTCAGCAAGCCGTAAGTCTCAGAACAATGCTCAAGACGGGGTTTCTCGGTTGATTATCAGTTCATTTGCCGGTCAGGGACTTGGCGGAACGATGGTGGGGAATCTCAATGGGCCATTTAATTCTTCTAATACTTATCGTCCTCGCGTTGCTGAGGAGTTGATCTCGATGCAGGAACTGTGGGTCTGGAACGATGAAATTTCAGACTATCAGACGGTAACGATGGCGGATGGTGATGTGTGCATCTTTGACCGGGAGAACATCTTTGTGAAGGGGGAGCATCCTTTCATTCAGTTCTGTCCGAACCCGATGTACGATTATCTTTGGGGGACTTCTGAAGTAGAGAAGATGACCAAGTTGCAGGATTGGCGTACGGCTCGTATGCGTCAGATTTCCTCGTTACTTGATCGTGCGCTTGATCCTCCGACTTCTTTGACCGGTTGGAATGGGATTCCGGACGAGATGAATTTCGCGTTGAACCGGGCAGGGGGCGTTTTGGCCTCTCAGGAAATGACGGCGAAGGTTGAGCGGTTCGCGCCGCAGATTCCCCAGGATACCTTTGCGGAGATCCGGGAAATCGACCAAATGTTTTCTGATACCACGGGTTTAACCAATGTGGTGAGTGGTCGGGGTGAGTCCGGGGTTCGTTCAAAGGGACATGCCAGCGAATTGGCGAGGTTGGGTTCAAGCCGTGCCAAAAAGCGGGCGATGATTATTGAAGACTCGCTTGAAAAGATGGCGACTTTGTATCTGAAACTGATGCGCTGCTACGACACGAAGATTTACAAGGATGAATCGGGGCTGAAGTTCTCCGCAGAACAATTCACCACTGACTTTACGGTGAAAGTGGATGCCCACTCCAATAGTCCGATCTTTGTTGAAGACCACAAGGCATTGGCTGAAGAACTGTTCAAAGCCCATGCGATTGACCGGGAGACCCTGATTGATCTGCTTCAACCTCCGATGGCGCAGTTGCTGAAGGAACGTCTGAAGAAGATCGAGAAGAAGGAAGCGGAAGCGCAGAAGGCGCAACATGAAGCTGAAGCGCAGAAAGATCAAAAGCAGTTGAAATCGGTCAAATAACGGAGACAGCATTTCCCTGTTAGACAAAGAGGAACCTTCGGGTTCCTTTTTTTATTGGGACGTATATTGATTAGATTCTTGATAAGTACAGAATGCGGGCAGATGACAGCAGTTAGCGTAAGTTATCTGTAGTTGTTTGGGGTTTGGCTGCATACCTCTTTTATGTGGCCCAAGTTAGGAGAACGACCATGGCTCGCAAAGCTCGGAAGTCCCGCAAGGCAAAGCGTTAATTCGCGGCGGCCTCAGTGCCGTTCTGCCGCCCCACCCCTTCGGGGGTTGGGGTCATCATTTCTCTGAGGATTAATAATGAATCCACTGAACATATCGAATAACCGAGTTGCAAACGCGACCAAGGCGAACATCTGGAACACCGGTGTTGTGGGTGTTTATCGTCTGCTGGGCGTTGCCTACGGTATCAATCTGAACTCCCTGAACCTGGACAACCCGATTGCGCTCAATCTGGTTCCTGAAGCGGGGGCTGGTACTGCCTATTACAAAGTGGGCGCGATTACGGTCAACAACGCTTCCACTTCCCTGACCACCGCACAGCTTGCTGTTTATGATGCTGCTTCTGGTGGGGGTAACAACCTTGCCGCTGCTCAGGCTCTTTCTGCTCTGACCGCCGCAACGAAAGACCTGTCTCTTACCCTTGCCGCTGGCGCCACGGGTACTGCCCTGACCTCCAATACCCTGTATGCCCGGAACACCACCGCCCAGGGCGCTGCGGCTACCGGCGATGTTTATGTTTGGGGTTGGGTGTATCCGTAATGGCTCAGGACAAGTACAACGCGCTCTCGGTAAACCAGGAAGGCACTAAGCCTACCTATACGGTGCAGGTTTTTGATTATGCGCCGGGGTCCGTGACTACAGCGATGTTGGCTATTCAAAATCCGGCAGCAAACAATAAGTTGTTTCGGATAACGCAAATTCGCATTAATGGTGATTCGACTGCAAATGCGTTGCAAGACATTTATGCGTTTATTCGGAATACTTTATCGACTGGCGGGACTTCAACGACTCCGAATGTTGACATTAACGACATCAATGACCCGGCAGCTTCTGCTACTCCAGTGCTTTACAGTGCAAATGCAACGCTAGGTGGCAGTACCACCAACATTCGAGGCGGCCATATTGTTTTTGTTGCCGCCACATCTCCGACCATTCCAAATGCTGACGTTGTTTGGCAATGGGGTGATCGTGCCGCAAAGTGTCCGGTGATCCGTCCTGGGTATCAGGTTGAACTTAGTTTGAATTCGACTGCTGCGGCGGCGGGCCTATCTTTGTACCTGTCAATTGAATGGACAGAGGAAAGTTTGCAATGAATCCGGAACTGATGAAGCTTATGTCGGGGAATCCTGGGGGCAGTCCTAGTGATGCTTCCCCGCCGCAGGGTGCGCCGATGTCTTCTCCCCAACCCAAAGCAGGGCAGAAGCAAGGTGCAATGGTGAATGTAGCGATTGCAATGGACTTGCTTGAACAGGCGCTTCCGGGTCTGTCAACTGAATCTCCCG